AAAAATAAATATTTTTTTGTTTTATATTCAAATAACATTGTTGACTAATTATTTGATGAACTAAATCAGAATCACAAGTATGAATTATTACATCATTTTCTATATCACTATTATATATATCCTTAAAAATTTTATTATCAGATTCTCCATGATTAAAACCATGATTAATACTTATATTAATACTTGGAAATTTAGTTTTGAATTTATCATCTAAGAATCTTTCCAATCCTATTGTAAGTTTAGAAGTAGGGCCTATAGATTTATTAATACTAAATTTACTATATAACCAACTAAAATAATTATATTTTATATCACCATCCTCAATTATGTCATTATACATATTATTAAATTTACTTTCAAATCTCTTTTTTCTAATTTTTGCTTCCAAAAAGTTTTTAGATCTTCTACGTCTTTGTTCAAGAATTTTTGAATAAGAAGGAATTCCATCTAAAAATATATTAATAGATTCTATAAATTTTTGATCATGAAAATTATCAATCATTGAACAAATTTTCAAAAATATTTTCCAATAGAGAATTTTAAAAATAATAGGATAATCATTAACAGTATTTTGTTCTAAGAAATTTTTAAAATTATCAACAATTTCTTTTTCAGATTTCCCATCTAAAATATTTTCTATTGACAAATTACAATTTTTCCAATATTCTTTATTTAAAATAGACTCAATTTTCTTTTCTAATAAATCATTATAATTAAAAGGTAAATTATATATAATTTTTAACACATTATTAATTTCATCTTCTAATTCAATTACACAATGATAAATTATAAAATTTAAATCAAAAAATACATGATTAGCTAAAACTTTTTTAATTGAATTGTCTAAAGATAAATCTTCCATACATCCGTATGATAGATTACGACTTAAAAAGCCGATTAATTTTTCAAATCCCATATATAATATAATATAATAAGTAAGCTTTAACTTATTTATTTTATTAAATTAATAATTATTTCTCAAATGATTCATAATTTCCCATAACACCTTACAATCAATCTCATTGTAATGGACTATATCTTTCATAATTGGTTCATTTATATCAACAAAATCATACTTATCATATAATTTATAAGCTAACAACATTGCTTTTAAACCATTCGAACAGGGATTAGAACTATCCCAAACTGTATCTATCAACTTATTTTTATTTAACGCATTAGCTACTGATTTCAAAGAAAAATTTAAGGAATTTTTAACAACTATTCTATTATTAATAAACATACTATACATATCATAAAAATTTTTTTCTGAAAATTCTTCTAAATGTCTACATCTAAATTTATTATAACATGAAGGTTCTGCTTTAGTCCAATGAAAAAACTTAGATTTTTTACCTGAACTATTTGTTTTAGTATTAATAAAATTCCAAAATGATTTCATCATATTCAATTCACCAGTAGGAGTATTTGATTCTGCTACAAAAACTTTATAATTCCATTTACCATTTTCATCCCATCCTATACCTACCATAAATATGAAATTATTATCATTGTAACCAATATTATTATTATTAATAATACAACTTCCTAAATTAGAATTCATTGTTTCATAATCAATGTAATATTCGATATAATTATCATCTTTTCTCCATGTTTTATCAGAAAGTAAAGAACCAATATTGATAAGCTCTTTGTCTTGTCTATTTATATCTAAAATTCTATCTAATATTTCATAAGTTTTTCCTGCTTTAAATTCTAAATTTTTAGATGTACATTTTTTATTTTTCCAAGAATAAATACCTTTAGAATGTGCAATATTTCTTTTTGATATACCACACATCCATACTGATGTAATCTCATTTATTTTTTCATTTAAATCATTTTTTATTTTTCTCCAACTACTATCACGTTCATTTTTCATATTTGGAAATAGCTCTTTTCTAGATGGATAAGGTAATAGTTTCCAATTTTGACCATTATTTCTTACATTCCTTATCCATTCTAAAGCTTCCTTAGTCTTTTGTCTATATATGTAATCATTATCATTATAATTTATTTCACCCAATTTGTTTAAAAAATTTGAACCATGACATTTAATATTTGATTTAGTATAATGCCATTTTTTTCCTAATATAAAACCATATGGGGAATCATATCCTTGCATTTTTCCAACTGCCATATTATATACTAATATTTGACCCTTATAAGCAGGTATACTATTTGAATTTCTTAATGTTTTACCATCAGAATTTAAATGTAATGTAGAATGTTTTATATCAACTACTATATAATGATAATCTCTATCTAATTTTTTAGAATATTTTTTTTGTTCATCATCTGGAATTACTTGATAATTAAAAATTTTATTTATTTTATCAGATCTAATTAATAAATCTGGTGATCCATAAATTTTATTTTCAAAATCATGCAATACAGGTTGATATAAAATATCAATACCTTCTTTCATATAATTAATTGTTTCATTATATTTTTCATAGCTCCTACTTTGATAAGATTCTGCTACTTTTACAATATTAAAATTTTTCTTTAATAATTTGTATACCTCTAACTCAAATATAATACCCTGTTTCATTATAAAACTTGTGAATGAATCATTATTTTTATGTTTTACAGATGCTATTGTATTACATATTCTACCTTTCGGAACATCATAAATACTAGTTATATTAAATTCATTTAACCAATCTAATAAAGGATCATTTAATAAATAATTTCTCACTTTAGAAGCAGATACCATATTTATCCATTTACTTTTTTCATCGTAACTTTTACTTCGTTTTCTTTTAGTCATTAAATTTCTATTATTTCTTCTAATTAATCTTTGTTCTCTAGAAATGGAAGCTAAACTGAAATCTGTATTCCAAAAATTATTTAGATAAAAATGCTCGCGACCATTAAAACTATCAATTGAAAATTTGTATAAACAATTTTTTTTTAAATAATCACTTCTTTTCATTCTCCCTACTTCTAAAAGTATTTCAGAATACTTATTAGCATTAATCTTATTTAATAATTCACTATTATCTTTATATGAACTTTGTAAACAAACATTATTCATAGAAATTAACAAATGATATACTCTTCCAGAAAAAAGATCAATATACCATGAATAATTTCTAAACTCATCTTCTAATAAATTTAAATTAGAAAGCTTGATATTATAAATATTATTTATAAAGCTTATTAATCCATTACAAATTAATGTATTATAATTTCCAACTTTTGAATTAGATGAGAATTTATGTAATAAGGTTTTTAAAACCATTTTTGTTATAATTATAATAATTATTTACTCTTAATATCAATTTTTAAAATCTTTAATAGTAAAATAAAATGGTGGTTTAAAAATAAAATAATAAATATTAAATTAATATATATGAGTGAATCATCAGTTATTGAAGAATTAGTTGAACAAATTAAAAAGAAAAAAACTAAAATGCCAAAAATTTCTAAATCTGGTAAAAGCTCTCGCTCTTCTAGATCTCATAGAAGATCACATAACACTAGCTCTGAACATCAAAGTGGTGGAAGTAAGAAAAAAAAAGGATTATTTGGTGGAATATTAGGAGATTTAGGCAAAAATAAAATGTTTTTGATTGGTCTTGCTTTATTATTAGTTGTAGGAATTTTTTATTATTTAAAAAAGAAAAAGAAAAAAACTTCTGAAAAAGAACCTGTAAAAAATGAAATAAATAATGATCATATGGAAAAAGTTAAAGAAATTTTAGATAAAAGAGCTAAATATGATCAAGAAAATAATATAGTAAGATTAAAATTACCAGAAAGATATTTAACTGACGAATCAGGAAAACCTGTTGTATTGACACCTGAAATTTTAGAATCAATTAAACAACAACCTATAAAATTAAATAAAGATCAACAACAACAACAACAACAACAACAACAACAACAACAACAACGTCAACAAAAAAAAACGATAAATACTGAAGACAGTTTCGTAGAGGATGACAATATAAATAGACAAAATTTGACAAAAGAAGAAATGGAAGAAATTAAAAATGAATTAGAATTAATGGATCATACAATAGTACCGTCTAATTCATAAATTTTTATTATAAACTATTTTAATGCAGAATAATTCACCTGAATTTATACAAGCAAGTGAAATAGTAAAAAATTTAAAAACTAAACCAAACGATAGTGAGTTACTACAATTATATGGCTTATATAAACAAGCTAAATTTGGTAATAATAACACAGAAAAACCTGGATTTTTAGATTTTAAAGGATCAAAAAAATGGAATTCTTGGAATGAAAATATGAATTTATCAAAATATGATTCTGAAGTAAAATATATAACAATTGTTAATAGTTTAATAAAAAAATATGGTATAAAAAAAAAATAAATACAAATAATATTCAAAAATAAAATAATAATAAAAATCATTTAAAAAATAATTTATCAGTTATAATAACTTAGTATAATGTTCCCATAAATTAAGTTAAATTTATTGAGGAAAAATAATTGTATTTAAGAATACAATTATTATTCTTTATTATCCTTTTTACCTCTTTTGACTTTACATTTTGGATCTATAATTAGACTTTCTGATTTAGTACTTTTAGGAACTATATTTAGAACACATTTTCCTTTAACACCATATAATGATTTAGTACAACCTTTTTCTTTTTTAATATTTTTACTTTCTAAGCATCTTGCTCTAAAATTTTCATATCTATCTCTTACTTGTTCATAAGATAATCCTGATTTTTTACCTAACATTTTGTTAACTAATTCATGTAAATCATAAACATATCTTGATAAAGTATCTCTATTTTTAAAAACACTTTTTTTTAATGGTAATTTTTTAAAATTAGATTTTAAATTAATTCTACAATATTTACACGGAAGCACGTATTTTAAATTTTTAAAATAATTATAATAATTTTCTATATCAGATTTTTTTGGTTTTACAGGATAATTAAAACTTATTGTATGTAAAGAATGCCATAATGGTGGACCCCAAACAGATGTTAACATACCATCCGGCGAATTATAATCATCTTTTGTAAAAACTTTTTTTACCATATAATTACTTGAGATTTTATTTTATTTTGTCTAAATTTATTTTAAATTATATTTAAATTGTTAATGGAAGAATGTCGAATTTGTCTTGAAGAAGATATTTATGATAATCTTATATCACCATGTTATTGCAGAGGTACAAATAAATACGTACATAAAAAATGTCTTAATCAATGGCGTGCATTATCAGATAATTCAGAAAATATAGATAAATGTCCAACATGTAAATTTAATTATGTTTTTGAAAATACAATTTTAATGTCGAAAACTAGAAAAAATATTATATTTAATTATTTTACAAAATTTATAGGAAATAATATTATTTTATTATTATTAGTAAATGCATTATTACTTTTATTTTTTTCATATATTATTTATTATGTAAATAATAGTAATTATTATATTTTAGGACATTATGAAAAGGATAATCATTTTGATTCATTATCAGTTGTACAATTAGCAATAATATTAATATCAGCATTTTATTTTTTATTATTTGCAAATAGTTATTATAGATCAGAAAACAAAAAAATTTTATTAAAATATTTTAAAAGAAATTATATATTTTTTCAGATAGTTTTATATTTTATAAGTATAA